GTGGAGTTGAAGTTTGATGCACGAGTTGAACTTCATAGATTCATAGATGCAACTACGGTTAGGCACGTTCACGAAGCCCTAAACGACGCCGCGCAGGCAGATCCAGCAGAGGTGCTTTCCACAGCACAATACGCAGTTTGGCAAGCACCCAATATGTCAGTGCTTACTGACGCAATTAGTTCTGCTATTAGTGCAGATCCTGAGTCGTACAGTCTTGCCGACATCTATCCAGACGATAGCGTGAACGAACGTCAATATAAAAACAAACTAAAACTGTGGTCTCTTTATCTAAACGACAGTAATAGATATACAGACGACGATAACTACGGTGTAACCAGTGCATCCATTTTAGATGAGTGGAAGGCAATTCTAGATAAAAAGTCTGAAGGCGCAATGAGCGAGTCCGGTCAGGATGACCGTAGCACCGTATACGACATAGGCGAGGGAGACCTAAGAACTTCAGCAGAAGAAAAGCACGACAGTTTTAGTTACTTCTTTTTGACAGCCGTCAGCGTACAAGTTAAGATTGATGGAGAAACTTCCAGCGTTACGAAGGCTTACTGCACTAAGTATCGCCCCAGCGCTTTACATAATCCTATGGCTGGGGATTATGTTCCTCTAACTCGTGTATTTAACTTTGACTGGTAGGTGTAGTTGTGGCTATTTACAATGCTGTTTCCCGTTACACGCTTGACGCTTCTGGCCAGTCAGCGACTCGTCTAGATCCAACTATAACCTCCTATACCTTGTACACCGTCAGGGACGGGGACACGCTGGAGCGCATCTCTGCTCGCTTGTTCGGTACCACTGAGAGGTTCTGGGAGATAGCAGACATTAATCCGCAGTTCAAGTTCCCTCTAGGATTAGCAGTTGGGGACGTAATCCGCATACCTTCGACATGATCGTAAAGTCCCCTTATGGCGTATCTCCTGACATAGAGGTAACTATCGGGGGAGCCACTGTTGATTACAACACCATGTATAGGGTGGAACTCATTCTTGAAGAGAACCAACATGACATGTTGGTTATCGAGGTGTCAGGTATACCTCCTAGAGCCATCACGGATTACTATGGCAAGCCGGTACAGTTAACCATTAGTACTGGCCCCCGCCTGTCACAGAGGTTCAACGGCTATGTAGAGGACGTGCGCCCCGTGTCGTTGACCGCAGGCGGATTGATGAACAAAAGCCCGTTTCAGGCAGCAAGGATTGTCTGTATGGGGGCGTCGTACAACCTGCGTGGAAGTACCAGCCGAACTTGGGTAGGATACAAACTCAGCACTATTGCCAAGGAGTTAGCGCAAAAGCATCGACTTAGCCTAGATGTGCCTAGCGATGACTACGTTAATGAGACGCTCGTTCAGACCAACGAGTCTGACTGGCAATTCCTAGTTCGTTACGCCAAGCAACTCGGGTATAGAGTCAACGTCCATGGCACCCACATGCACGTGTACGACCCCCAGTCCGCCCTTAGTCGTCAAACCTTCTACCACGAGTTGACTTCATTGATAACTAGCGGCAGGGGTATAGATCCACAGCCCGGTCAGGTGATGGAGTTCTCCGGTACGTTCTCACGTAGAAACATTGACGGAGAGTACAAAGAGAGCGAGATCGCAGTACTCAGCAAGGACAATGTTGTGTACAATCTGAAGTCGACCACCCTCACCACTGGTAACGGTACTAACCGGTTCCCCAACCGAGTGGGTGACTTTGTGGACAACCTCGCTGAGGCAAACCGCAGACTGCGTGCTGAGGATAGAGCGGACTACGACTATTATGCGGACGTGACTACTATTGGTATCGCTGGCTGCGTACCCGGCTCGGTGTTGAAACTGAACCGATACGACGCTAGTTTCGACGGTTACTGGTACGTGCAGTCGGTAAAGCACGTGGCCCACACCAACGCCTTTACCACCGAGTTGCGCCTCGCTAAGAATGTTAAGAGCGAACTGAAGTTCGACAACACCAAGCCGTTTCAGATACCACCTGTATCCCAATATGACAGAGACAGATGGGTCTCTCAGAAAGCCAGAGTAAATGAGTACTAGTATTTACGAACTACACAGAGCCGTGGTTCAGTATTCTAATCCTGACACGGGGGCGGCACGGGTACGAGTACCTGCTCTGTTAGGTGCGGACTCCGTAGTCGCCATGCCCACTGTCGGGTTAACCCAGACAGACGGCGTGTGGAACGTCCCCCCTGCTGGAACTATCCTGTTCATAGCAGTCAGCGATGATCGCACACAGTTCTTCTGGCTCACGGCTATGGATACTCTGGGTTACGAGGCCGAGACCGACCCCGTAACGACTGAAATACTCACCGCCACAGGTGAGCCGATGGGCCACGCTGATCGCACCGAGAGCGCGATGTCATTCGATAACAGCACCCGCACGTTCACGATTCAACCAGTCGGAGACTCCTACGAAGTGTGGTGTGTGGGCACGAAGTACATCAAGACCACCGCTGAGTCCGTGACTATTCCAGATACCACGGGGCTGTACTACATCTACTTTGATACAGAGGGGGCGCTTCAGTACCGCACCTCATACTTCGTATGGGATCAGGACTGCCCCACTGCCTACGTGTACTGGAACGCCGCCACCAGTTCTGAGCAGTTCTTCGCTGACGAGCGCCACGGCATTGTCCTTGACTGGCAGACTCACGAGTACCTGCACCGTACTCGGGGTGCCGCTATTGCTAACGGCTTCTACGCTGATCCAACCAAGTACACGCTAGTGGGCGACGGCTCTATAGATGAGCATTGCTGGTGGGGCATGTACGGCACCGGTACCACCGGTACCACCGTTGGCACCTTCTTTGACGAGGATCTTCAGGTGGACATCGTCAACTCGGCTACGCCGACAGCGAATACGTGGGAGCAGTTCCTAGAAGCCCCCGCCGAGATTCCAGTGTTCTACCAAGAGAGTTTCGGATGGATCAGGGATACCGCTACTAACTTCCCGTTTAAGTCTGGACCCAACCTCCCTTACTACAACTCTATCGGAGGGTTCAGTAACCTAACCGAGATCTCTAGTAATAAGTTTGGCATCTCTTGGATAGTCGCTACTAATAACTTGAACTCACCTGTTCTTGCTATAATGGGTCAAGATGAATATCTAAACATCGGAGACGCGGAAGCCGAAGCGTGGGATGACCTAGACCTAACAGGTCTGCCCATCGTGGAGATCCGGCCCCTGTACAAGTACGTATTCCAAGTCAAGGACACCTACACGAACAACGTCAAGGCCGCGCTCCGCGCCCTGTACGACATTCGGAGGATTGAACCGACCCAACTTCTTTGAGCGGCCCTGTTGACATGAAACCGTAACATTGTGGTACGCTCTCCTCTGGAGACCCGAGCGAGGAGGTACCCCAATGCGCCGTCTTCTTTCCCTTATCCTTGCGGCTACTGCCGCTATTACCCTTTCACTGCCCCAGACGGGGGGCAGCGTGGGAATCCCTGAGGAGTTCATCCCACCCCACAACTGGGAACTGCCAGCAGACCCAACGCCTGTACCAGTCAGGTCCATCCAGATCTACAGCATCCGGCCAGAGCCGGTGTGGGCTGACGAGCGACGGGAGCCAATGCCCCCGCCCCGGGTTAAGTCATGGAGTCGCCACAACCCTGACTGGCGTTGTGATGAGTGGATGCCGCTAGCCCGTGAGGTGGGGTGGCCCGAGGAGCAACTGTCCAAGTTGTCTTACACCATCTACCGTGAGACACGTTGCCGCCCCGATCAGCACAACCCCGATGATCCTATGGGCGGTAGCAACGGCCTGACACAGATCAACCAGTTCTGGTGTAAGCCGACTCGGTACTGGCCGGGAGGCTGGCTCCAGACGCACGGCATCCTTGATCACTGCGACGAACTGTACGACCCTAGAATCTCCCTAACAGCGTCACTTGCTTTGTGGGAAAACTCAGGGTGGTCACCTTGGTTTCCATAAATAACGTATAATGGTCTCCTGAGGAGGCCGTATGCGGCGATTCAGGATTACCTATCTACCAGTATTAATATGGGTATTTTCCCTGATTATGCCGTCGACCGCTCAAGCGGCCTCGTATACCGTTACTCAGGAGTCTGAGTGGGAGTTCACAGTCACACAAGCAGAGACCGTATACATATACGGGAACTCTAATGAACCATGTGGGAGCGTGACTGCTGACCCGTATCTGTGGCTATACAACTCAGCAGGGACATTGGTAGCGCAGAACGATGACGGTAACCACAACGCCACTGACCAGTGCGTTTCGTCAAAGATTGTCCAAGAGTTACAACCGGATACCTATACCATTCTGGCGGGCTATTGTTGTAGCCAATTAGGTCTCGGCAACAAGCCCGAATGGGGCGACGGTACCTACGAATTAATCATTCAGAACTATGAATTGAGTACAGAATGGACAACTACAAGCACTTCCACGACAACCACCACCTCGTCCACAACGACAACGACGGTTGTCACGACGACCACGACAGTGCCCCCCACGACGACTACGTCCACTACTACGTCCGTACCGACGACGACATCTACGTCTACGACGACGGTACCGCCCACCACAACGACTACTGCACCGCCTACGACGACCACCACGACGGTATTACCGTCTACGACGACGACGGTCGCCCCTACGTCGTCTCTCGCTCCTGCCCCGTCCACGACATCCACCACGTTTTACGTGCCCCCGCCTCAGCCAGCGGTGTCCCAGCCACCTCCTCAGCCGGTAGTGACGACTCCTCCCGTAACGACGACCTCTTCAACAACTTCTACGACGAGTTCAACGTCCACTACAACCACGACAACGACGACGACCACGTTGCCGCCGCCATCAACCACGTCAACACCACCGACTACGACAACCTCCGTCCCCGCGAGCACGACCACTCTCGCAACTACTACGACATTGAGTCCGACTACCACTACCCTCCCCCCGACGACTACTACGACCACGTTACGTACCACTACTACGACGGAGCCGACACCCACCTCTTCAGTATCAAGCACAACTACGACTAATCCGGCTCCCCTCTCAGCACAAGAAGAGAAGACATCGGCTATCATTGCTAGGGTAAGCAATGAAGAACTTGCCGAATCCGTGGCTGAGGTAATCAGTACAGATGGCGAAATAACCGTAGATGCGGTTCAGGATCTGGTCAACAACGAAGAGTTTGAGAGCCTTGACGAAGAGACCTTAGAGGTCATCAGCGAGGCCCTGTCTGCCGCTCCAGACGAGGTCAAAGAAGAGTTTGAGGCAGAAGTCAACGTATTCTCTGGGACTTTCGATAACTACATACCTTCTGGCTCTAAGATTAGTGTCGAAGATCGAAGGGTAGTAATTGCTGTAACGGCCACCATTTCGGCGTCCATAGCCGCCCCCGCCTCCGGTGGTGGAAGAAGGAGACGCTGATGTTCAAGCGCCTGTTTAAAGAGGGCCACGCCCTGATCTGGACTGTGTCCGGCACGGGTTTAGTGCTAATCACCCTGTCTGGAGACGTTCTAAAATACGCCTTGTGGATTAGCGTTATCTCCCTCCTCGCCCACCTCGCAGGGTTTATACTCATGAAGGATGATGGAGATGACTAAAAAGACCGCAAGCATGGTTAAGGACGTGGTTTTACGTATGTTTGCCACATTCACTGCCTCTGCCTTGAGCATTATCTCTGGTGCCGCTATTATTGGTGACATTGAGATGCACAAGGCTGCTCTTCTGGCTGGCTTCGTAGCAGTTGCTCAGGTCGCTGAGAAACTGGCGCGTGCCAGTATGGACGGCGAACTGAGCAAAGAAGAGATTGACGAGGCTTTTCTTGGTGCCCGCATCAAGCGGGAAACCAACTAACCCCAGCGTACATGTGCTAGGGTTAACCCTGTAATAGCCCCTACCGGAGGTATTCATATGTTTGATCCCAAGTTCCTCAAGGATGCTGCCGAGCGTGCGGTTTCGACCGTTGCTCAGACTTTCGTTGCCCTCGTGGGCACCGACGCGCTGGACATCCTGTCGGTGGGCGTTGGCGATGCCGTTAAGGCCGCTGTCGCTGCCGGTGTTCTGTCGTTCGTGAAGTCGGTTGCCGCCAGCAAGGTTGGCGACAAGTCGGCTTCGGCTGTTCGTCTGGGCTGATCATGGGCCGTCCGTACACCGGATTCGACGTTGTTGCTGGAGGCAAGCGGGCAGGCTTTGAGACCTTCATTGATCTCTTAGAAGCCCACTTTGGCCTGTGGAATAACGGGACCTTTGGTGTACGTAAGAAGAGGGGGAAGTCGTCTTACTCCGTCCATGCGACGGGCAGGGCGGGGGACCTTAGTTGGCGTGGTGCGCCGTATCGCGGCCCCGGCAACTATGAAGCCGCCTGTAAGATGATGGACTTCCTTGCCGCTAATGCGGACGCTCTCTTCGTTGAGGCGATCTTCGATTACTACCCTGCGCCCCACGGTCGTGGTTGGAAGTGTGACCGTGCCGCGTGGCAGGTGTACAGCAAGCCTGCTTTCTCTGGTGCGCCCGGAGGAGACTGGGTCCATGTCGAGGTATCAAATGCTAAGGCAGACGATCCTCAGTATTACATCGACACGATGAAGCGCCTTCTGGGTGACCCGCCGGTTGCGGTCAAGCCCGCCACCGCCAAGGCTACGCCTAAGGCTCCCCCCGGAAAGAAGCCGTGGTATCAAGTCGGCTCTAAGGGTGCTGGTGTCAAGAAGGTGCAGGAGATCGTTGGGGCTAAGCCCGTCGACGGTTCCTACGGCCCTAAGACGGCGCAAGCAGTGCGGGCATGGCAGGCTGAGCACGACCTCCATGTCGATGGCATCTGGGGTCCAAGTTGCGAGAAGCACGCCAAGAGCCTTGATGGCAAGCCCTCCGAACCTGCCCCCGAGCCGGTTGCCTCTACCAAGATCGGTGGCGGCGCTAAGCCTGAGTTCCCCGGCACCATGAAGCGTGGAACTCGCGGTGAGCAGGTTAAGCAGGTTCAGTCCAAGGTCGGGGCTACGCCGGACGGTTGGTATGGCCCCGCCACCGAGCGCCGTGTCAAGGAGTGGCAGAAGGCTAACGGTCTTACGGTTGATGGCATTGTCGGCCCAAAGACCTTCGCCGCTATGTTCGGCTGAGGTAACATATGAGAAGCATCTCTATTCCATTTGGGTTTAATGGAGGTAGGGTTAGCACGACTACTGATCCAGACACCATAGCGCGACAAAAGATTATTGACGTTATGTTAACTAATCGATTCGAGCGTATGGGTGTACCTAATTACGGCGCAGGCGTACAGGGGTTACTATACGAGCCTATTGATTCACTAGTTACATCTGACTTCAAGTTAGATGCTATTGCTGAAATCCATAGGAGAGTAAAAGACGTTACTATCCACGACATTGTTGTGGAAGAGAGTTTCATAGAAGAGTCTGAGGTGCGGGTTACCGTTTACTACTCGCTCCCCCTCAGCCAGACTAGGACGCTCGTCTTCACTCTCCCAGATGTATTAACTGAAGAAAGTGCGCTTTAATGGTTGCCTTCGATTATTCCAGCAGAGACTACGGCACTATTAAGTCCGATCTCTTAGCCCGCGCAGCAGTGGTTACTCCTGAGTGGACGGATCGCAACTCGTCCGACTTTGGAATGATGATGGTCGATCTGTGGTCATACATGGGCGATGTGCTCCACTACTACGTTGACCGCGCAGCAGGTGAGGCCGTTCTGCCTAAGGCGACTCAACGAGAGTCGGTGCTTGCTTTCGCTAATCTCCTTGACTATATTCCTAGCGGTAGGACTAGTGCTCAGGGAACCGTGCTGCTATACAACAGCACTTCTTCTGACATCACAATTCCTGCTAATACTCGGTTTGTTGCCCGCAGCGATAACGTGCTGTACCAAGCGTACTCAGCGAGCACTGAGATCATCCCAGCCAACGGTAGCCAGAGCGTGGCCCTGTATGAGGGCACCCTCGTCATCTCCCCAGCAGAGACGCTCACCAGTTCCTCTAACGGGCAGTCCGCACAGCGGTACATTCTCAGCAATCAGAACGTGGTACGTGACTCTGTGGTCATCACTGTCTACGAGGATGGAGTCACGCCCACGGTATATAGGCGTGTAGACCGCCTCTCTAACGCATCGACTGGAGAGCGCGTCTATGCCCTCCTTACCACGGCTAACGACGAGTCCGAGGTCGTGTTTGGTACAAACATCCGTGGCTTCCCGCCCCCCACTGGGGCCACCATTACCGCTACATATGCGTACTCAAGTGGTAGTGGGGGTAACTTACCCACCAACGCCGTTACTGATTTCCGAGACGTAACTCCTGACGGCATCAACATCGTGTCCTCCTCGGCGTTTTCTGGGGGTGTTGATCAGGAAACCATTGAGTCCATGAAGTCCACGATCCCGTCGGTGGTGTCCACTCAGAGCCGAGCGGTCACACGTGATGACTTTATTAACTACGCTCTGACCGTAGACGGAGTGTCTAAGGCGACGGTGGAATTCACACCATTCCCTGCTGGCGGCGCTTCTGCCGGTAACGCTAGCGTTACTGTGTACGCTCAGACCGACAGGACCAGTGATTACATCACTACATCAGATACGTCGCAGGCTATCTCCAGCATCGTTAGAGATAACATTGTTTCTACCATCCAACCACGGGCGTTGCTCGGTGTGGATGTCATTGCTGCGGAAACAATTAACTGGCAAACTATTGATTTAGAAGTCACTGTTTACGTAAACGAAAACTCAGTTGCTTCCTTTGTAAAGAACAACGTAGAGGCAGCGCTTGACGCTCTATTCAACTTTAACAATGTTGAGTTCGGTCAGATACTTTCATTAGGACAGTACTACCGCACGACGTTGGATCAAAGCGGCGTTGACTACGCAATCATTACCAAGTTTGCTCTTGAAGGA